AGACTTGGATGACAATATAAAGTTTTACCTAGTTTATAGTTTTCTGATCCTGACGCCTTACTTTGAGGTCGTAAGTTTCTAGGATTAAAATTCCAAGTCATACCTCTTTCATTTTCAACTACTAATTTCATATAATCAAAAACAGGTCTTGGTAAAAAGTCTTGTATTATTTTTATCATTCGTTTGCCTCCACATATAAGTCTTTAGTAAAATCTTTTAATTTCTTTTTGTCTAGTGGTGTATCAACCTGGTCAATATAGTTATTTAGGAAAGTCATAGTGTCCTCTCCTTGATCTAGTATGTTTGATTTTACAGTTTGTTTTATATCTACTGGATCCTCTATTATTTGTAGTTCGTGTACATTACTGTTGGTGTAAAACCTTTCTACAAGTTTGTTATACATTTCTTCATTTGTTTTAAATGATACAAACATTTTAACAAAGCAATTTTCGTAAGGTGTTAAATCAAAGTTAGTGTAGTCCTTTGTTCTATCATCATATATTATCTTTTTAAATATGGCAAGATCATTAGGTATTCTTTCTAACTCTCTTGTTTCTGTATCAAAGATATGAAATCCTTTAGGACAATTATGATCTGACCACATAATTTGATATTGTGTTCCTAGATAATAGATAAGACCGTCATCTGATTTTTTGTGAAAATGTCCAGACATAACTTTTTCAAATCGTTTAAATTGTTCTTTATCTAAACCGTGGTCATTCATATGACCTTTGTGCATTTCAAAACCTTTTATTTCTAAATGACCAAAACATATAGCAGCCTCGGAGTGATCTATTGCGTGTATTGAGTCTTCATAGTTGTCATCACATATCCAAGGTAAGAATAACATACGACAACCACCTAGTTCTACTTCTTTAGGTCCATCATATATCCAAGGTTCATTTACACCATCAAAAGATGTACATAATTGTTGAATAGAATTTACTTTGTTTGTATTCTTATAGTAGGTATCGTGGTTACCTAATATAATATGTGTATCTATCTTTAAGTCCCATAGTCTTTTCCAAAACTTCTTTTGAAAATTATGTGCAGTATTAAAGTTTATAAATTTTCGTCTGTCAACGACATCACCTAAATGTATCAATGTGTCTATCTTATTTTCTATTAGATAAGGAAAAAACTTTTCATCATAGAAACGATTTTGATAGTCTATAAAAGCAGGTGAGTCATTACGACAACCGAAGTGTGTATCATTCAGTAGTGCTATTTTCATAACTCATAAAGTAGTCTAAACTACTCTTTGTTTTCTTCTTCCTCTTTTTCTTTTTCTTTGCTAGATCATCAGCAATTTTTTGTTGTTCATCAACAGACATATTCTTTTTAAGAAATTCTGTAAACTGATTTTTAAATTCTCTATCTTCACCTGGTTGCAAAGTCATATCATCATAATTAGATTCTGTAATAAGTCTATTTTTAATAGTTACTTGTTTTTTCTCTTTCTGTATTCTTCTTATGAAGGCGTAATATATAATTTGCGTGAAGTATGCAAAAGGATTGTTTGATTTCTTTGGATTAAAATTGTCTAGGTACTGTAAGCAGTTTTCTATGCCATCACTAATCATATCATCTCTAAAAGTATAATTAATAAAGTTCGGTCTATAAGATAGATGATTCGCTATCTTTAAAAAACAACTACCAATATAATCTGTAACAGGCGGCTTCTCTAGTTTCTTTCTTTTTGCCTTGTTAACACCTTTTGTATATTCAACCATTGCAGCTAAAAATTCTTTGTTGTTTACATAATGTTCTTTTTTTGTAGTTTTTCTCATTATCTTAATATAACACCTTTCTCTTAAAAAGTCAAGTCTTTAAGGAAATTTCGGTTCATTTTTTTATTATAAGTTTGCTCTCAATCAGCATTGACTTTTAGAAAATTCTGTGTATAATAGAGCGTGTAGCGGGTTGCCAGGGAATATAGCTAGAGTATATAATATAATATATAAATTAGTGTATAGTTGTGTTGCCTTCGTCATCATCAAAATCATCAAATATCTCACCTATTTTTTCATTCTCAGCGTCTGTAAACTTTTGTTGTTTATAGTTTTGTTGCCTAACTGGAGCAGGTTTTTGGTCATAGTTCACAGCAATATTTTCATAACTAGTAACCATTTCAGGAGACGCATTTGTTATTGTCATTATTTTATTTTTAGGAATAGTAATTACTTTATCCGAAGTATAAGAACACCACTTTATCAATGCGATATAATCTTTGAATCCTGTCAATGTCATTTGAGGAACATACTTAATTAGTAACGGTTTTTTTATTCTTACCAATTGAGAGTTATCTGGCAACTGATCTTTACCTGTTGGTATAACAGTTACTACATCTTCGCCATTGACTAATTTGATTATTTTAACGCCTATAAATGTTTGGTTTGTATTCATCTTATTTTAACTCCACATTATGGATTTCGTAATCAAAATCTTCTTCATTGTATATATTTATCCTTTCACGGAAATGGTTAAGTGTGTAATTATCTTTGTCATTATAAGATAAGTCATCTGAAATATCATATAAAGTTGCATCTCCTTTGTTGTCTTTTAGTCTTAA